AAGAATGTTTACTCTGATCCTACAGAAGTTTTTGATTCCATTTTGAGTAATGAAAAAATTCTTGAAAGGGCATCATCAGTAACTGGTGCTTATGATGACTTTATTAATTCAGCACAACATTATGGAAACTCCAATCTTTGGGTTCACGCACAAGAAGGTGCTGGATCAGCAAAAGAAGAAAGGTATGAAATCAAAAGAAAACTTTATCGTGCAGTAGCTAATGTCAATATTCTCGAAGGTATCAGATTCTATGTCTCATTCGCTTGCTCGTTTGCGTTTGGTGAACTCAAACTTATGGAAGGATCCGCTAAAATTATCTCTCTCATCGCAAGAGACGAAAATCAGCATCTTGTCATTACTCAAAACATCCTCAATAAGTGGCGTGAAGGAGACGATCCAGAAATGCAGCAGATTGCTAAAGATGAAGAAGAATGGGTAAAAGGTGCTTTTGAGAATTGTGTGAATGAGGAGAAGAGGTGGGCAGAATATTTGTTTAAGGATGGTTCGATGATTGGATTGAACGACAAACTTCTTTGGAGTTATGTTGAGTGGATTGCCAATCGTCGTATGAGGTCTATTGGTATTAAACCACTTTATGATATTGCTGCGAAGAATAATCCACTTCCTTGGACTTCTCACTGGATTGAATCTAAATCAGTTCAAGTCGCACCCCAGGAAACGGAAATTACTTCGTATTTGGTTGGTGGAATTAAACACGATGTAAATATTGATACATTTAGTGGATTTCAACTTTGACTAATACAACAAACTGAACTATAATATTATATAAATAATTATAGAGTTCAGTTTGTTAAAATGTATTATGTTTATGAATTAATAGACCCGAGAGTCAATCTTCCTTTCTATGTTGGAAAGGGAAAAGACAATCGGGTCTATTTTCATTTGTCTGAAAAATCAAGAGCAAAAAGTGATAATCAAAGAAAATTTAATAAAATACAAAAAATAAGAAAGGAGGGGTATGAACCAGAAGTCAAAATAGTTGAATATTTTGAAAATGAAAATGATGCTTATTTTTATGAAGAATCATTAATACAAAAATATGGGAGAATACGATATGATGAGGATGGAATATTAACAAATATTTGTGAAAGTTCAAGACCACCTAAACTTAAAGGAAGAACCTACCAAGAAATATATGGTGATAATTGGGAAGAACAAATACAAAAAAGAATGGAAACTAAAAAAGAAAGAAAAAACTATGGTGGAGTAAGAAAACATACTGAAGAAACTAAAAGAAAAATAAGTGAAAAAGTAGCAGGTAAAAATAATCCAAACTATGGAAATCATCATAGCCAAGAAACTTTAATCAAGATAAGTAAATCTTTAAAAGAACTTTATGAAAATGGTAAAAAAAATAATAAAGCAAAAACTTTTATTTTAACATCTCCCGAAGATGAAGTGTTTGAAGTTTTTGGTGAATTGAAAAAGTTTTGTAAATTAAAAAATATTTCATACGCAACTATGAGTGCTGCTGTTCTTTATAATAGAATTGGACCAAGAAAAAACGGATGGACCATTAAAGAAATATAAATAAAAAGAAGGTATTGCTTACTAATATGTCTGGAACTTTTAAGTTTAAAAGATTTTATAGTGAAGGTGTTGCAGCAGAGCATCCAGATGTTGCGGGGCAGAAAGAATTTGCGAATAGGGCAGATGAAATTTTAGCAAGAAGAAAAAGAAATAGAGAACAAAGTGGAAAAAATGCTAAACTAGATGCTATTGGAAGAAAGTTATATAATATGAATAAAATTGGAGAAGAAACTGAACTTGATGAAAAGATTGATGTAGGTGCTGATGCTGGTGCGACAATCAGTGATTTTGTTCATTCATATAGTGAAACCTTAAAGGGTGATAGTAAGAAGCAAAGAATTAAGAGAGCACTTGGTGCTTATTATGCGGCACAAAAAGAAGAAACAGAAAGCATTTATGATTATGTAATTGAAGCATTAGTTGATGCTGATTTTGCAGAAGATTATGAGACTGCTGAAAATATTTTTGAGTGTATGAGTGATGAATTTGTAGCAGTTATTCTTGAAGAGTATATTGAAGAGAAAGCAAGAGGAACTAGACCAAAGAAAACAGTTCACGCATATGATGTTGATGAGACATTATTCGGTCACGGTAAGAAAGGAAAACCAAATGTTCAGGTTCACGTAAAAGATGCATCTGGAAAGAGAGTTCAAAGTTTAAGCAACCAAGAGTTTAATACTCATAAACTTGATAAAGATAAGGGACATTCTTATGATTTCAGTGAGTTCCAAAGTGCTAAAAAGTTTAAGGAAACTTCAAGTGCAAATAAAAAAGTAATTAAAGACCTTAAGAGAAGACAAGCAAGAGGACAAAACGTTCATATAATTACTGCTCGTTCAAAGTTTGATAAACCATCAGAGTTTCAAGGACATCTACAGAAGCACGGTGTTGATGTTCCTATGAATAAAATTCATTATACTGGTGGAATGAAAGGTAGTGATATTGGAAAGAAAAAAGTAGATGTTGCAAATGCAGTTGCAAAGCAGAGTGGTGCTAAAACAACTCATATGTATGATGATGCTGCAAAAGTTCATAAGGCATTTGAGAAAGAGAAAAAGAACAAACCAACTTCGGCAAAAATCAAAACTCATATGGTTGCACCAGACAAATCTGGTGAAGCAAATGTTCGTTCTTATCAAGGAACAAAAGGTGGAAGAATTAGTGATAATCCATCCTCAACCATAAGACAAACTCAACGTAGAAGACAAAGAGCAAGAAGAGGTATGGGAGAAGAAGTATCTTCATATGACTACTGGAAACAGTTTGTTGATTAGTAAATAAAAACAATAAATAAGTATATAAAAGTACTTTTACTGTTCTCAAGAAGATGAATAAGAAAGATTTGGACGCCTTGAACGAGTTGTATTTTAGTGTTTATGAAGAAGAGCAGTTGAATGAAGATGCTTATAGTGACCTTATTAAAAGAGGATACAGCCCTTCAGCAGCAAATCAATTGGTGCAGAGAAACAAAAATGTTGAGGCAAGGGGTGGTGCAGTTGGTCAGATTGGGGCAGGAATGATCCGATTGGTTGGGTCTAAAGAAGCAAGAAAACAACTATCAGATACAGATACCGCAGATAGAAGAAGAGAACAAACTGCTCTTGCAAGAACAAAAGATCAAAATTGGAAACCAGGACAACCAGCAAAAACAGCACCAACAGCACCTCCAGCACGAAATCTTCCATCTCCAGCACAAGCAGATGTAATGGATAGAAATTCTGGAAAACCCTCCAGAAATACATTAACTCCAGCAAGACCAACAGCACCAACAGCACCAGCAAGACCAACAGCACCAGCAAGACCAACAGCACCAGCAAGACCAACAGCACCAGCAAGACCAACAGCACCAGCAAGACCAACAGCACCAACACCAGCAACTGAAAAATCAGCACAAGGATACTCAGTTGGAACTACAGCAGGTGGTACAAAGTTTGAAAGAAGAGCAGCAACTGGTGCTGAACTAAGAGCAGCACAAGAAGCAAGAAAAAAAGCATTGGCATCGTCACCAACTGATACAAAAGGTGCTGAAGAAGCAGCAGTTAAGGCAGGTGTTGAAGCATCTAAGCCAACAACACCAGCATCAACTGTTCGTCCTGGTGGTTTTGGTGCTTCTACTGCTAATATGAATGCTACATCAAGTACTTTATCAGTAACTGAACCACCAAAACCAGGAGAAAATAGTATAAATAATAAAAAATCCCCAACTTCAGGAATGGGAGCAACTATGCAAAAACAATCTTACGAGTGGAATTCCTCTAAAACTTTGAGGGATATTACAAATGCTTATAATGAAATCTATGAAGCAAAGAAAAAAGTAGACCAAGACGAAGATAATGATAATGACTTTGCAGATGTAATAATTGCAAGAATGATTGCTTCTGGTGTTCCCAAAGCAAAAGCAATTGCGATGGTGAAAAACAAATCTTATAATGAAGATATTGAGTATATTGAAGAAAGAGACGAAGGAAAACCCGGTTTAATGTTTAAGAAGATTGCTAAAAAAGCAGCAGCAAAATATGGGTCAGTAGAAGCAGGCAATAGAGTTGCTGGGGCAATTCGTAAGAAAGTTCTTGCAAATGAAGCAACTGCTATGGCTAAGAAAGGTTATGACGAGACTGGAATTCGTAATAATATTGCAAAATCAACAGGTGGTGGAGAGGCTGCTGATAGAGCAACTGAATTAGAAAACAGACCAACTTTTGGAGATGGAGCAAAGAAAGCAGCAAGAGAAAAACTTGCAAGAACGCAGAGAGGTGATTTCCGCAGAACAACTTCTTCTGATTATGGTCTTCGTTTGGGTGCTCATAAGTCTGATGACCCTGCGGTAAAAGCAAAGCAGAAAGCAAGAGGAGCACAAAGAAGTGCTCTGACCCCTAACGAGAAAAAGATGCTTAATAGAGAGGCATATGAAACATATGAGTTTGTAGCATCATACCTTCTTGAAAACAATTTTGCAACAACAGTTGAAGATGCAAATGTGATTATCAACAATATGAGTGAGAATTGGTTCAATCAAATTATGCAAGGTTGATATAATATTACAATTTATTAAGCACCCTTGACAGGTGCTTTTTTTATGACTATAATCACTCTGTTAGGGTTGAAGATAAGTTATATCTATAAATAACTTGAATATTATTAGGGACCCGAATGAGTTATGAAAACCCTTGGTTATATAAGGGGAAAATATTTGAGACAGAAGATATTCAAGAGAATTTTGGATTTGTTTATTTGATAAGTTGTGAAGAAACTCAAAGAAAATATTTGGGAAGAAAATACTTTTGGTCTTTTAGAACTCCTAAAGGGAAGAAAAGAAAAGTAAAACAAGAAAGTGATTGGAAAAAATATTATGGTTCTTGTCCTGAATTAAAAGAAGATATAAAAAAACACGGAAAGGATAAATTTCAAAGAACTATAGTGTCTCTTCATAAGACATTAGGTAAGACAAACTATGAAGAGACAAGGCAATTATTCTTAAATAACGTCCTGACTGAAGCACTTGACAGTGGAGTTCCTGCGTATTATAATTCAAATGTCATGAACCGATATTTCAGGAAGGATTACTTTAATGCGACTTCATATCAAGAAAATCTGTAGTGATACGATACAACAACATATTAATCGTATGCATGATTTGTGTGATGAGGGTAGAGCAAAAGATGCAGAATGTATCTATAGTGAAATCCGTGATTGGGTAATTCAAAAAGAAAATCTTGAAGTATTATCACTCGATTATATCAGCGGAAACTTTTTGGATTTTTAACCAATTCTAAATACTCTGATATTATGAGAGTTATTATGAGAATTTGATCATGACTTAGAGCCCAGGAAAGTGCCTCCCGAGAGGGTTGGTGTACCCCCTTTCTATTGGGATGTAGAATTCAGTAAAACTTAATGCAAAATTTCTTTACAGTAACCTTGCCCCTTTTGGTAACGGTTACGACCAATACGGCAACATTGCCTGGTTTATTTCCTCCTCCCCCTGTTGGTGGTCCTCCACCGTTTTCTGTGATTAAGGAGTTTGAAACCAAGACAACGACCAAAGAGGTTGTTCCCGAAAAATCAAAAGAGAAAAGGTTAATTTGTAAAGGGTGTTCAAGTATAGAGCAAGATGCTCTTAACTATTTCCAAGATGTTGGAATTAAAGACAGAAACGCCCTTGCTACCATCATGGGCAACATTAAACAGGAATCCACATTCCAATCTAATGTTTGTGAAGGTGGTAGTAAAACATCATACTACAACTGCTATGGTGGTTATGGTTTGATCCAATGGACATCTGCCAATCGTTATCATGGATTGGGTGATTTTGCTAAAAGGTATGGTGGTTCTCCATCATCACTTAATACGCAACTTCGTTATCTTACAAATGAGGTTCAGTGGAAAAGGATTGAGGAGAAGATGAAAACTCCTGGTAAATCCATATACTCCTACATGAACTCTGCATATAGTTGGATTGGTTGGGGGCATCATGGTGCTCGCACATCATATGCCCATGATTATGCTTCTCGACTGATTCAAGTAGAAGTCTGATATATAAGGGGAGTGTAAGTGCTCCCTTTTCTTATGTTTAAATTTGGCAAACAAAAACCAGATATAAAGCAATATGCAATCATAGGAATTGTATTAAGTTCTGTGATTGCAGTACTTTCCCAATGCACTGGTATCAAGCAAGATAGTATTTGGGATTTAGTTGACGAAGTTCAAAGAAGATATTTCCCACAAACCATTCTCAATGATTTTGTAATTAAAGATCCAGAAAAACTTGATAGAAGAATCAAGCGTGATTTTGATGCAGCAATTGCAGAGTATGAACAGTTGACAGGGGACGACGGAAAGGTTAAAATACCTTCACCACGATACTCAGAGAAACCACCAGACGGGTCTTATGCCCAATCAGTTCTTGGTGGTGAAATGAGATTGTGTGCTCCTTGGGTTGACGACTGCCCTAAGGATTGATAGAATAAAATCATTAAAGGTAAGGAAAGTAAAAGGAGCATGGGCACCGAAAGGAGATACCGCACCTGCCTATGTGCGAAATTAATTCAGCGGTAGAATGTCTGCCTTCCAAGCAGAACGTCAGGAGTTCGAATCTCCTATTTCGCTTCCCCAATTTATTGGGATCACTAAATAATCTTCGTATTTGTAAATCTTAATACATTCTTATGAAATTTTTCAAACAACTGATGCTTGCACCTGTTGCTCTTGGACTGATTGCACCTTCTGCACAAGCAGCAGACATTAATTTGGCAGCAGTCAACCAATATGCTTCGGCAGAACAGGTCACAAGTGTTACACAATTCTCTGATGTAAGACCTACCGATTGGGCATATCAAGCACTCAGCAACCTTGTAACTCGTTATGGTTGCGTTGCAGGATACCCTAATGGTACTTTTGCAGGTGGGAAAGCAATGACTCGTTTTGAGGCAGCAGCACTTCTGAATGCTTGCCTTGATCGTGTCACTGAAACAACTGATGAACTACGCAAACTTCTTACCGAGTTTGATACAGAACTGACTGTATTGACTGCTCGTGTGGATGGACTTGAGAACAAAGTTCGTACTCTCCAAGCACAACAATTCTCTACTACTACCAAACTGAAAGGTGAGGCAAGTATGATTCTGGGTGGTGTTCCTGGATTCGGTCCTAAGAATGGTTTGAATGGTTCTAAGCAACAAGGTGGTGGCAACACAACCTTCAACTATGACCTTCGTATCAACTTGGACACTTCATACACTGGCCAAGATTTGCTGCGTACTCGTCTGCGTACTGGTAACTTCTCCAAGTATCCTTTTGGAACTTCAACCAGCAATATCTTTAAACTGGATAAGGCAGAAGATTATAACAGCCAAGTTTATATCGACCGTCTTTACTATCAGTTCCCTGCTGGTAAAGAGAAGCAATTCAAGTTTACTGTAGGTGCTCTGGTTCGTAACACTGAAATGGCATGGATTCCTACTGCTTATAAGTCGGATATTCTTGATACATTTGCTGTTGCTGGTACTGGTGGTGTCTATAACAAGGCAACTGGTGAAGGTGTTGGTGTTCAATGGAAACAACCTGTAGCAAAAGGCAAAGGTGGATTTGTTGCTAACGTCAACTATGTTGTCAATGGTAAAGCAATTAACAGTAATAATACTACCTGTACTGGTGGTTGTGGTAATGGCGCATCAGGTGCTGATAGTAACTATGGTGTCTTCAATTCTGAATCAGGTATCAACTTGATGACTCAGCTTGGTTATAAGGCAAATCAATGGGGTGTTGCTGCTGGTTATCGTTATGGTAGCACTCAATCTGGAGTTCGTTCTGCTAATGGTGCTGCTGGTTCTACACTTGGTAACAACCAAGAAAACAACAGTGTTGCACTAAATGCTTACTGGCAACCCAAGAGAACTGGTATTGTTCCTTCGATTAGTGCTGGTTATGGTTATAACTTCGTAAGTGGTTATAATGTTACTACAGCATCTTCCTTTAAGAATACCGCACAATCTTCCCGTTCTTGGATGATTGGTCTTCAATGGGATGATGCATTTATTAAGGGTAATGCTGCCGGTATTGCTCTTGGACAACCTGCAAACTCTGCTGGTGCTACTGGTAGCAGTCCTTGGTTGATTGAGTGGTTCTACCGTTATCAAGTGTCTGACAACATCTCAGTCACTCCTGCTCTGTTCTATGCCTCTGGTTATAGTTCACAGACTGGTAACAGTTCCAGTGAAGGTGCTTACAACTTCAATGGACTTGGTGGTGTAATTCAGACAACCTTCCGTTTCTGATAACCTCTAAGGTATAGAATCCATTTATCCCCCGCAAGGGGGATTTTTGGTATTTGGTAATTTATAAATACTTGAAAGGTATTAGTATAATGGAAAAGTTGTTTAAACAATTGAGTGACGTTCAGGCATCTCTTTTTGTTCTATTTCAAAAAACTTGGATTTATCATTGGGATGTTGTAGGTCCTGATTTTCAACAACTTCATACTCTCTTCGGTGGGCAGTACGAAACAATGTTTGAAGAGATTGATACTCTTACAGAACATATGAGATTTTTGACTATGAAACCAGTTAGCACTCTTACCAGAGTTGTGGAAGTTTCAGAAATAAAAGAGGCACAAAGTTCAATTGGTGCTGATGAGATGATTACTGATTTGCTGAGTAGCAATAAGAAACTTATTGAGATGCTTACAGCAATATCGGAAGAAGCAGATGATCAAAAGCAATACGCAACTTCAAACTTAGTTCAAAGTTTTATGGAGACACACGGTAAATTTGTTTGGATGTTGAGATCTTTTCTTGAATAAAAATTGATGCTATAATGTAAAAACTTGACAAATTAAAACGGATGAATCAAAATGTTAAAGGTTAGATGTAAAATGTGCAACAAAGAGTTGCATTCACATCCAACAAAAACTAAGTGTTGTGGATGCGACAATTTAACTACAGTAAAAGATGATAAAATTACTGCATTGGATTTGACTTTGGTGGAGTTGTTATCAAAACCAGATAAAAAAAATAATTCTTCTTCTCTTTTTTCAAGAGAAGATCTTGCGTATCAAGAAGCAAGAAGAAATCGTAAAGTTAGAAAAATGGAGTTTGAAATTAAATGAGTTGGGAATCCCCAAACCTTTCTAAAGGTGATATTGAATTACTTACAATCGCATTAGATGATTATATTTTTTATGCTAAACGAGATGGTCGTTCAGATACACAAGATGTAGAACGTCTTTTGGATAGATTAGAAGATCATTTAGATAAGTTTTGATTTTAACACAGTTATAAAACTTAATAATTATAAATTATAGTATCCTATTGATACAAAAAAATGGATCAACACACCTACGACAATTGGGTGAAGATAAAGGAAACATTTGAGAAGTCTGGAAATATGAAAAATATGTTTTATATGAGAGCATGTGAAATTGTTAAAAATAGAAAAGATCCTCTTGCTAAATTTCTTGGTGATCAAAAATAAATCTTGACAGACCTTCCAACAACTGATATGATAACCTTATATTAATGAAACAAATGGAAAAGTTTACAGTAGAAGAATTTCAAGCAGACTTTGATAATCTACTAGAAAGAGTAGAAAATGGAGAGTCTTTTATAGTCACTGATGAAAGGAAAGAAGCAGTCATAATGCCCGCAGAAGATTATAATTACATAGTTGATGGTATGGAAGAACACGACGACCTGATCCGAATACACACGGATCACGAAGAAGGTTGTTGATTTTATGGGAGTGTGATGTATGGAGCATCGTGGGTCTTATAAGCCCAAGTGGACCAGATTAGTCCCGTGTTAGGGTTCGATTCCCTACACTCCCATAGTCACGGAGAGACTTTAAAAGTACTGGTGGAGTCAATTATGACCCTATGGTTACACACAACACACACATTAAAGGAGAAAACAAATGACACCTTACGAATTACGTTTTGAAATTTTTAAGCAAGCACAATCTCTTGCTGATCAAGAATTTCATACGACATGGCAATCAGTTGATCGTAAAAAGGAAACGGATACTTCTGTTGAATATCCATCATATCCTTCTTATGAGAATATTGAAAAACTTGCGGAGAAAATTAATTCTTTTGTGAGTTGTAAATAGGTTTACAATTTCCTTAAAGAATTGTTGGTGCGGATGGGATACTCTCCCCGCCTGGTTTCTAATTTCCAGTTAAAGAATTGGTGGCGAGCCTGAAAGACCTAGAGGAGAGTTGTGTAAACTCTCCTTTTTTAGTATAATACTAAAAAAATTTATTATATGAAATTAGATAAATTCCCAAAAATTTATTGTGCTAGTCTTTTTGAATCCGAAGATAGAAGGAGAAATATTAAAAATCAATTTTTAAAATATGATATTGAAGATATTAATTTTCTTTTATCTGAAAGACAATTGGAAAATGATCCTAGTGTTATTGGAAAATATAAATCTGTAATGGATTTGGGAACAATAGGTGCTACTGTTTCTCATTTAAAAATGATAAAAAAATGGTATGATGAAACTAATGAATCATATGCTTTTTTCTGTGAAGATGATTTGAGTTTACAAACAGTACAATATTGGAATTTTAATTGGAATGATTTTTTAATTGAATTACCAGAGAATTGGGATTGTATTCAATTAATGTGTATTGGAAAAAATTTAAATTCAATTAAATTGAGAAGAAGATATTGGGATGATTGGTCTGTTGGTGCATATCTAATTTCTAGAAAGTATGCTAAAATATTAATAGATAGTTTTATATCTAATGAAAAATTTTTATTAGAATACCCAGAAGAACACTACTGGGCTCCATTAGCAGAGAACTTAATTTATTATTCACCAAGATCTGTTGTAGATCAAAGTATTTTATATGATGTTTATACTTTTCCTCTTTTTATTGAATCAATTGAATTTATTTCAACATTTCATGGAAAGTCATTAGAAGACAAATATAAAGATGATCATTTAGAATCTTATGTTGAAGTTTTAAAGTGGTGGAAAAATATTGGTAAAGATTTAACTTTAAACGAATTATTAAATAAATGAAATTTCTTACATTTTTAAATAGTGGATGCATAGACATCTGTAAGAACATGTTGATTTCTGCTGATAAGGTGGGAATTGATATGGATAACTTTTATATTGCTTGTTTGGATTCTAATGCTTATGAGAATTTAAAAGAATATAAAAATGCTTTTCTTCATATAGACCAACCAATCACAGAGTATCAAAATTGGACTTTTGAAAAAGAAAGTGGTTTTAGAAATATTGTTAAAAACAAGTGGTCTATTATCAAAAAGATTTATCAAGAACATAAAAATCTTTGTTGGGTAGATACTGATATTGTATTTGTTGAAAATCCAATTGAATTGATTGAAGGAAACGAAGAAATTTTATTTCAATCTGATAGTCCAGGTTCAATTCTTTGCTCTGGATTTATGGTTTTCAATGATACTAAAGAATGTGAATCTTTGGTTAATGAATGTGGATCTAATAAAATAGAAGACGACCAATTAATTGTAAATGAAATTGCTTTAAAAAAATACAGAGAGTATATTGCAATATTAAGTCCAGACTTATTTCCAAATGGACATGTGTATTATAATGAGGGAAGGAAGCAAAATGCCGTAATAGTCCATAATAATTGGATGGTAGGTGTAGAAGAAAAGACTAAAAGATTTAAGGAGGAAAAATTATGGTTCTTATGAATAATGATGCATTAAGACCTGCATCAATCTCTCCCACATATCCTCCTTATCATACTGGAGAATACCTTGAGGAATATTTCTTCAAGAGATGGAATGAAGAAAATATTCAAACAGATAGACAGTATATTGATGTCTTTTGGACGAATAATTTTTGTAATTCTATGTTTGCTGGACAACAGTATCAAAATATTCAAGATGAATTGAATTCAGTTCTTTCATCGGAAGGAAAATATTTTACAGTATCTCAATTTGATGATGGACCTTTTGAGAAATTTCCAGAAGATACTTTAATTTTTTCTGCTGGTGGAAATCGTGAAGGAGACAATATCATTCCAATTCCTTTGATTTGTAGTTCTATTCCAAAGGAATTGATTCCCAACAAAGAAAAAACTATTCTTGCTTCTTTTGTTGGTTCTAGAGATACTCATCCAATTCGTATGGATATGTGTAATCATTTGTCTGGAAAGAAAGGATATGAAATTTCTGCTGGAAATTGGTCTACGACAGTCCCTATGGACAACTTTAAAAGGTTTCTGGACATAACCTGCTCTAGTAAATTTGGACTTGCTCCAAGAGGTTATGGAAAGAGTAGTTTTAGAATGTATGAAATTCTTCAATTAGGAACTGTTCCGGTTTATATTTCGGATGTTCATTACCTTCCTTGGACTGATGAACTAAATTGGAATGATTTTTGTGTTCCAGTAAATGAAGATGAGATTGAAGATATTGATGATATATTAAAATCAATAGATGATGTTGAATATAGTAGACTTCTTGAAAATGGAAGAAAATTATATGAAGATTATTTTACTCTTGAAGGTATGTTTAAAAATATTGTAAAGAGGATTAAATGAAAATTGCCTTACTATCTGATTATTCTATAGATGATTATTACTCAATTGGTAGTGAAAAATATTGGTCAACTGGAAGAGGTATATATGATGCTTTTGTACTTGATGAAAGAATAGAAGAAATTAGATGGTATCCAACACCAAGTATTTGTAAAAATTTTGGATTTGTTGAATTAAAAAAACATTATGAATCTAATGAATTTGTACCTGATATTATTTTGTGGATGGTTTGTGGTCCAGCACCTGATGAATTATTCAATAAAAATAATTTTCCAAAAAGTAAGTTAGTTATTGATTGTGGTGATGAACCACAAACTATGCATTATAATCAAAAAAGAATACAGAATGCAGATCTTATATTAACTCCAGATGTTGAGTGCTATTTTCATTATAAATCGTTGGGATGCAATGTAATATTTACTTCACATTGGACAGATTTAAATATTTACTATCCATCTTTTACTAATTACGAACCATTTGATGTTGTTACATCAATGTATGGAGATAGAGGTGAAGTTGTTAATTATCTTGAGGAAAAACTTGGATTTTCTTTTTATCTTAAAAATAATTTAAAAGATATTGAAAATGGAGATCTTTATAGAAATGGAAAAATAGTTTTTCAAAAAGCAAGATATGGTGAAGTTACTCGACGTATTTTTGAAGGAATGTCTTGTAAAAAATTAGTAATTACTGATAGACTTAATCCAAATAAACAATTGGAAGATATGTTTGTTGAAGATGAAGAAATTGTATTTTATTCTTCTAAAGAAGAAGCATTTGAAAAGATAAAATTTTATTTAAATAATGATCAGGAAAGAAATCGTATAGCAGAAAATGGATATAAAAAAGTAATAGATTGCTTTACTACAAAAAATATTGTAGAATATGTTTTAACTGAAAAGGATGAATGAAAAAAATACTATTAGTTTTTGCTGATTATAATGATGGACGGCAAGATTTTTTTAATAAGTATATGTCTCCAAGAAATCAAGAATACGCAGATAAGCATGGATTTGAATATCTGGAATTGAAAGAAAATCTTTATAAGTATCGTGGAAGTTTTACTTGGTTAAAATTTACTGTTCTTGAGCAAATGCTTGATGAAGGATATATCAAAGATGGAGATATCGTAACTCATATTGATGCCGATATGTGTGTTGTTAAAACAGATATTCCATACGAGACATCAAAATCTTTTTCATATTCTATTGATTCAGGTAATACCCATTGTATGGGTTCTTATTCAATTAAAATTAATCAATGGTCTAGACAATTAATTTCAAATATTCTTTCTGAAGATAGATATAGAGCACTTAATGATGTTGTATCTAGACATGAAAGGTTTGGGCATGTAAATAGTTTTTGGCATGAGTTTCGTGAACAAGCATCTTGGTATTCTTTGGCAGGAATTAAAAGACATTCTGATGAACCATTTTGGAATTTACCTGATTTTGGATGGCATTCATCAAAAGATGAATGGACGATCTATTCTTTAGAAGAACTTTATGAACAAGTTGAAATTCTTCCTACTGCTTGGAATGTTACTGAACTTGAGGGAGAATCATCTTGTGAGTTTCTAATAAATAAAACACCAAAAGAAGATGTAATTATTCGTCATTTTGCTGGTGGACAACAATGGAGAAATGAGTGGTTTGACTTATGAGAAAAATTTTTTTAGATTGTGGAACTAATTTAGGACAAGGACTTTTGCAATTTATTGATAAAAAAATTATAGATAATACTTTTGCAATTCATTGTTTTGAACCAAATCCACACGCAATAGAATTTTCTAAAAATAGATTTGACCAAGAAAAATATAAAAATTATTCTTTAATTTTTAATGAAGTTGCTTTGTGGACTGAAGATTGTAAAAAAAATCTTACTATAGAATCATTTGACGGTGAATATATTTGTCAGCATACTGGTGAACATCTTGGTTATGATCTTAAATCTGGTGGTGCAACTAATATTATGGATGATGAATGGAATAAACCAAATTACATAGATGATAAAGATCTTGATAAAAGTATTCAAGTTAATTGTATAGATTTTTCGAATTATCTAAAGAAAAATTTTACTAAAGATGATTATGTAATTTGTAAAATGGATATTGAAGGTGCAGAGTATGATGTTCTTGGAAAATTGATTGATGATAATACCATTGATTTAATTGATGAAATATACATTGAATGGCATAATCACCTTTTAAAAAGTAATTACGATACACAACTTTTTATTGATGAACTAAAAAAAAGAAATATAAAAGTTGAAAGTTGGATTTAATATGAAAAAAGAAACTATATCTATTGATTTTGTTGATTTTTGGCCAAATTTCATAAAAAATGATAATTATTTTTATCATTTGCTTTGTCAAGAGTTTGAAGTTATTATTACAGATAATGAACCTGATCTTTTATTTCATTCTGTAGATTATTTTAATGAAAAAAATCATTTAAAATATAATAACAAAAAAACAAAAAAAGTTTTTTATACAGGTGAGAATCAACCTGCAAATTATAATGATTCTCACTTTTCTTTTACTTTTGAGAACAATGAAGATGAAAGAAATTATCGTCTTCCATTGTGGGCTCTTCATTTGAATTGGTTTGATGTCCCGCATAATGAAGATAGAGATCAGTCTTACCTTTATTCTGTGGATAAATTTTTAAAAAAAGATCTTTCCAATTTGAAGGATAAAGAATGGTTTTGTTCTTTTGTTGCAACTCAACCAAAGGGAAAAAGAGTAGAGTTTATTCCTAAATTAATGTCTAAAAAACATATTCATTGTGGTGGGGGATTGTATAATAATATCGGAGGTTTATTGGATGGTAGAGGTGATCAAGAAAATAAAATTAATTTTTTAAATTATTTTAAATTTAATATTAGTTTCGAAAATACCTCAAATTGTGGATATGTAACGGAAAAAATTATTCAACCAATGTTCACAAATACTATACCAATTTATTGGGGATCTCCTGATGTTATAAATGATTTTAATGAGAAATCATTTATAAACTGTCATAGATTTCAAAATGATGAAGAAATCATTGATTACATACTTGAAATTGATAATAATCAAAATCTTTATGAAGAGATTTTGAGTGAAAGTTGGTTTATAGATAATCAAATTCCAGAATTTGTTAAACCAAAAAATGTTCTTAATTTCATAAAAAATAAAATTTTAAAATAGGAGAAAAAAAATGCCTTTGAATCCAAATGCGTCGGAACTTATTGACCGTAAAAAGAATACAAAAATTTTCATTGAGACTGGAACAGCTGATGGAGATGGTGTGGAATGTGCTTTAAAATCTGGGTTTGAAACAATTTATAGTATTGAATTGAATCCAGTTCTTTTTGAAAATTGTAAAAATAGATTCAAAGACAATGAAAATGTTAATTTGATTTGTGGAAGTTCTGAAATTGAACTTCCAAAGATTTTAGAAAAAGTTGATGAACCATTTCTTTTGTGGTTAGATGCACATTGGTCTGGTGGAAATTATATTGGAGAATTGATGGATGTGTATCTTCCTAAAGAATTAAATTCTATAAAAATGTATTCTGAAAAATTTAATGAAAGTATTATTATGATAGATGATATGAATCATTATATGGGAGATAAAGGATTTTGTGAAAAAATTGAACGGATGGTAAATGAATTAAAAACAACAGGTAAATTGGAATATATTGAATCTTACTATTCTACACATTTAGTAAAATTATAAAAATTTAAAATGAAATTAAATAAAGTTTATATTATACATTATACTAAATTAAAAGATAGAAAGGAAAATATTCTTTCTATGTTAAAAAATACAGATTATGATTTTGAATTTATTGAGAATTTGGATCAAGAAGAAATAACAAAAAAAGATTTTGAAAAATATTATTTTCCTCAAAAAGAAAAATTTGAAGAAAAAATTAAACCTCTTTGGGACATTAATGTTCATAAATTTAGGTATTTAAATAATGCTGAAATATCTTGTACTATGAAGCATATTCTTGCATTGGAAAAAATTTCCAATCAAGATGAAGAAATTGGAATGATACTTGAAGATGATGCAATTTCAATTGAAGAAAATTTTCAAGAAAAAATTGAAAGTTTAATTGATAATGCTCCTGAAGATTGGGATTCTATTTTTATGGGTGCTGGATGTGGAATTGATTTTATGAATGAAAAACTTAAAAATTCTGAATTGTTAAATGGAAATTTTGCAAAAGTATCGCATCCATGTACAAATTGTGCTGAAGCATATTTAATTAAAAAAGAATCAGCAAAAAGAATTTATGAATCAATTATACCCTTTCAACTTGTAAGTGATTGGGAATTAGCATATCAATTTTATAAATTAAATATGAATGTTTATTGGTCTATTCCTCCTTTTTTTTATCAAGGATCAAAAAGTGGACAATATGATTCTACTTTGAGGTAAAAAAATAATGAAAAAAAGAATAGCATTTCATGATAATCAATTGTGTGTTCGTGGAACAACAACTTGTATATTTAATTTTGCTTATTGGGGAAGAGAATATTTAGATTTAGATCCAATTATAATGTATAATACAACTCATCCCTTTAATGATAAAGAGGGATATGATAAATGTTCTAGTCAATTTTCTGTATATGGTTATTCAGAATCATCTGAAATTGATAAAATATTAAAAGAACAAAAATGTGAATACTTTTTTATGAAAAAGGGAGGTTCACCTGATGGTATTATTAGTAAAGAATGTAAAAATTTAATTAATGCTTGTTCTGGAGCTTGGGTACCAGAATGGACTCATGGAGATGTTTATGTTATGGGGTCTGAATGGCTTTCTAAATTAACAGGATATACTATTCCTTATGTTTCTGATGTTGTAATTCTTCCAAATGTTGACGAAGACATGAGGAATGAATTGGGAATTCCAAAAGATGCTTTAGTATTAGGTAGGAATGGTGGATATGAAACTTTTGATATTCATTGGGTAAAGCAATGTATTGTTGAATCTTTGGAAGAAAGAAATGATATTTGGTTTTTATTTCAAAACACTGAAAAATTTATAAATCACAAAAGGGTAATACATTTACCAAAATCTTCTTGTGAGATTGCCAAAGTTAAATTTATTAATAGTTGTGATGCAATGATTCATGGTAGAATGGTTGGTGAATCGTTTGGAGTTTCTTGTGCAGAATTTTCATTAAGAAATAAACCAGTTATAACTTTTACTGGATCTCCAGAAAAAAGTCATATTGACTTACTTGGTGAAAAGGGAATATATTATAGTAATCCAACAGAATTACTTCATATATTTTTTAATTTAGATAAAGAAGAAATAAATTGTTTAGATTGGAATCAATATAAACAATTTAATCCACAAACTATTATGAAAAAATTCAAACAAGTTTATTTGAAATGATTATTTCTTCTTGTCCTCTTCGAATATCTTTATTTGGAGGATCTACCGATAATCCACATTTTATTAATAAGTATGGTCGTGGATCAGTAATTAGTTTTACTTGTGATTTAAAAACATATATAACCATTCATGAAGATAAAATAGGATATAATAAAAATTTAAAAAAATATATTGTTAGTTATTCTAAAAGAGAAGAGACGGAAATTATTAATGAAATTCAAAATGATTTAGTAAGAGTTGTATTGGATTATTTTGGTTGCCCTCCATTAAATATTTCTATGACTAGTGATGCATATTCACAGGGAAGTGGATTGGCATCTTCTTCTTCTTATATTATTGGTCTTATTAAGTGCATTTCTATTTTTAAAAATTTACATTTAACTGATATTGAAATTTGTAAAATTGCATATAATTTGGAGTTAAAATTTAATCCTTATTGTGGATATCAAGATCCTTATGGTTGTGGAATTGGTGGTTTTAAAAGAATAGAATTTGAAAAGGGTGGGATAGTAAAATATGATTTTTTATCCACTGAATTTTTTAAACAATATGATGCTCATCTTGTTTTTACTGGGATCACTCGTAATTCTAAAAATATTCTTAAGGATGTGACCAATAATATTGATAAGGCATTACCTCTTTTGAAAACTTTGGAAGAAGCATATGATTATTTTAAAAATCAAGATTATATAAATTTTTTAAGTCTTTTAAATCGCAGTTGGAAAGAGAAAAAAAATACTAGTTCATTTATAATAGAAAATAAAATTATTAAAGATATTGATGATGATCTAAACAACAATACTACCGTTATTGCTCATAAACTTTGTGGTGCTGGTAATGGTGGTTTCTTTTTAACTTTTTCTGAATCTGGATCTTTGGATATTCCATATAAATCTGTTAAAATAGATATAGAAACTGATGGTGTTATTGGACATAAATTATGAATCTTTTTTTAAATTATATTGAAGCACTTCAGGGTGCTCATATTGAAGAGCAATTTTCTAAGTTTAAAGATGCCTTCAGCAAGTATAATAATATTATCATTCTTGGTAATGGTGGAAGCAATTCAGTTGCATCACATATCTCTCAAGATTATGTGAAGTTTCATAATAAGAATTCTTTGGTATTTTCTGATCCATCTATGCTTACATGCTTTATTAATGATTTTGGAATGGAGAATGCATATTGTAAATTCCTTCAATATTATGCTAAGGTAGATACTCTTTGCATCTTAATTAGTTCTGGTGGTGAATCTAAAAACATTATTAATTGTATTAAATATTGTGAGAGAAACAAAATTCCTTATGGTATTTTGACTGGATTTAAATTCACAAATAAAGCAAGAAGTATTGCTAATAATGCCCTTTGGGATTATCATATAGATAGTAAAGATTATGGAATAATTGAATGCATTCATCAAATATTTCTACATGGTGTAGTTTAATTAGATTGAAATGAAAATTTTATTTTTTTAAAGGAATTGTTAAAATGAAAAAAGTTATTATTAAAACTGAAAGTAAATTTGCTTACGATGAACCAGATTATAAAATACATTTAGATAATTATGAATCTGATGATAAATTTGAATTAAGATATTTTGAAGCAAATTGTTCTGCTGGAGAGGATAATTCTACTGATGTTGATTTAATCGAAGAGGTAATTTCTAGATTTTCTTTGGATAAATTTGAAAAAATAAATTGGTTGGATTTGGGATGTGGAGGTGGAGAACTTATTCTTGATGTTAATAAAAGAAAAGATACGGATATTTGTATAGGACTTGATGGTAGTTGTGGTGTATATAAGCAAAAAAATTGGCAAAATGAAAAAAACAAAGAAGTTTTAAAGCACGCTGATCTTACTAAAGAATTTTTTGTTGAATTTGATGGAAAAAAATTAGAATTTGATGTAATTTCATGTTCTGAAGTAATTGAACATTTTTCTGAAGACCAATTAGATACATTTTTCACAAATGTATCTAATCACTTGTCTGATAAAGGAATATTTTATGGAAGTATAGCTCTTTTTCCTGATACTAGAGATGTTAATGGTTATTATGAAGGACATCCTAATTTTGATCCTACTACTGAATTATTTGTATTACATAAAACAGTATATGAAACAAGAGACCCTTGGGATAAAATCATGAAAAAATATTTTAATATCTTAGAGTATGATTTTGATATTAAAATGAGGAATCATCACAATTCATATTATTTTATGTGTACTAAAAAAGTATGAGATATTGTTTTGATATTGATGGAACTCTTTGCGTGACACCCAATAATGAATTGGAAAAACCTGATTATGTAAATGCGACACCAATACCCTTCATGATTGAGCAGGTAAATCGTCTATATGATGATGGAAATTATATTATTATGCAAACTGCCAGAGGGAAAGGATCTGGTATTGATTGGACTGAATTGACCAAAAGGCAACTTGATGAATGGGGATATAAGTATCAAGAATTATTTCCAATGTTTTGTAAACCAACAGCAGATATTTTTATTGATGATAAAGGTATTGATGTTGAAGAATGGAAAAAAACTTGTCCATTAAAGAAAGGTATTATTGCTAGTGCTTTTGATGTTATTCATCCTGGATATATACGTATGTTTAAGGATGCTAAATTATATTGTAATCATTTAACAGTTGCTCTTCATGAAGATCCATCTATAGAAAGATCACATAAACTTAAACCAGTTCAAAGTGTTGGAGAAAGAACGGAGATTCTTAGAAGTATCAAATATATTGACGATGTGGTTACCTATAGAGTAGAGGAACAATATCTTGACTATTTGAGAAGTAAGGATTATGATATAAGGTTTCTTGGTACTGATTATAAAATCATACCTTATACAGGAGATAATATTCCAATTGATATTATTTGGTTGGATAGAGAATCTCATGAATATTCAACCACAAAATTAAAGACAAAGATTTACGAATCAGTTTTATTAAAAGAAATAGAGAATGAAAATTATGACTAAATGTCTAGTTACAGGAGCAGCAGGATTTATTGGTTCAAATCTTGTTGATGAATTAATCAAACAGGGGCACGAAGTTATCTCAATTGATAATGAAAGTGCAGAATCTAATGAAGAATTTTATTGGAATAATAAATCTCAAAATTATAAGTATGATATTTGTGATTATGAAAAAACTAGACCTCTTTATGATGGGGTTGATTATGTTTTTCATCTTGCCGCAGAATCACGTATTCAACCAGCAATTTTGAATCCAATTGAAGCAGTTACAAAAAATTGTGTTGGAACTTGTACTGTTCTTCAATGTGCTAGAGAAGCAGGAGTAAAGAAAGTAATGTACTCTTCTACTTCTTCTGGGTATGGATTTAATGAGTCCCCAAATCACGAAAATCAACCTGATGATTGTTTGAATCCTTATTCAGTATCTAAAGTTGCTGGAGAAAAACTTTGCAAAATGTATAATGATCTGTTTGGTCTTAAGACAGTTATTTTTAGATACTTTAATGTTTATGGTGAAAGATCACCAATTAAAGGACAGTATGCTCCAGTGATTGGTATTTTCTTGCGTCAAAGAGGAGATAATGAACCACTTACAATTGTTGGTGATGGTGAACAACGCAGAGACTTCACACATGTCTCGGATGTAGTTCAAGCAAACATTCTTGCAGCAACAAAAGATATTGATGATGATTTTTATGGGGAACTTTATAATGTAGGTAATGGAGTTAATTATTCAATTAATGAAATTGCAAATAATATTTCTGATAATCAAATAAATATTCCAGCAAGAATTGGTGAGTCAAGAACTACTCTTGCAAATAATGGAAAATTGAGAACCATTTTTGGATGGAGACCTCAAGTAAATTTAATGGATTGGATTAAAACTCAATGAATTTATTAATAGAATATTTTAGATCTCCTGATTATCAGAGACATAGTGAATATCTTACTTGTATTCACGAGAATTTAGAAAACGAACATATTGAAAAAATATATATTTTTATTTCTGATGAATCTAAATTAAACTTTAAGTCAAACAAAATAAAAATAATTCAAAGAAAAGAGAGACCAACTTATAATGATCTTTTTGAATTTTGCAATACAAATTTAAAGGATCAAATTTGTATAATTGCAAATGCAGATATTATTTTAGATGATACTATTGAAGTTGTAAAAGATGCTGATTTAGATAAAGTTTTTCTTGCCTTGACTAGATGGGAAGTATTTTGTGAAAATGGTGAATGGTGTATTGCACCATATGATAATGCATCATCTCAAGATGTTTGGATTTTCAAATCTCCAATTATAACATCTGAAGAATTTGAATTTACTTTAGGAAGACCAGGATGTGATAATAAGATTGCTAAATTGATGGCAGAACAAGGATATAAATTAAAAAATCCAGGTAAGCAAATTGTTTCAGCACATTATCATCTTTCTGGATTTAGAAATTATAGTAATAATGATAGAATACATGGGCCGTATCTTTGTTTAGTTCCAAACGATGATATTAACAAAGAAACAGAATATATTGAGATTGATGGATTTGATGAACAAGGAAGGGCTTATAGAAAAAACTAATAATGAATAAAATGTGGGGTGCTTGACACCTCTTTCTTTTTGCTATATAATTGTGTAATAATTCGTAATAAAACGAAAAAATGACGATAACGACTAATGATCGCGGGCAACAAAACATGTTTGCTCGTGAACCAAAGATGTATATCTCCGATGAGGATGCTGCCAAGTATGGCATGATGACACACAACGAAAGAGCAGAGCTTGCTAACGGACGTTGGGCAATGTTGGGCATCATTACTGGATTTGCATCTTATGCAATCACTGGCAATCTATTCTTTGGGCTTGCCTGATGACTGAGGTAATTTTTACAACTACAAGTGTTGCCTTCTTTGTATTGTTGGCACACTCAATTAATCAACTTTCAGAAACTTATTAAGGAGAACTAAAATGAAAAACTTTGGATGGACACCTGAGGCAGAACTTCTCAATGCTCGTCTTGCGATGCTTGGATTTGTAATCGCAGTTGGAACTTATCTCACGACCGGGCAAATTCTTCCAGGAGTATGGTAATACACTAACATAAGTAAGTCTTTATACTTATCCCTTTTCTAAATATAGAGAAG